CAAATGGATTTCTTTTAAACAGAGTTTCTATTGCCACTAATAAAGTAACAATTCTTGCGACTATTTGTTCCTTTGGCTCTAATATTTGGGTTGGTTCAAGTATATTGGCAGAGCAAGCAAATGATACTGGCACTTTTTCAGCTTGCGAAAAAACTTTAGCTGGCACATTAAATATGATTCGCATCACTACTGTCGGGGGTGTAAATACCTTTGACTTTGGTAATATAAATATCATGTACGAAGGATAATCATGTCAATACTTGTTTTAACTTCTGACACGCTATCAAGTCCTGCCGCCGCAGGGCAGATTGAATATACAAGCCCCATCTTTGCGGCTACACCTATCGGCACACAGCGAGGCATTGTTCCGACTCAGCAGTATTACAGGCTTGATTCTGCTGTTGTAGGGTCTAACGTAGCCACAGCACAAAGCATATTTAATGTTGGCTGTACGTTGTCTGCAAGCACTGTGTATGAGTTTGAAATTTTTGCTATTTTTAGCAAATCAGCGGGAACTACATCGCATAGTTTTCAACTTGGATTTGGTGGTACTGCAACAATAAATAACATTGGATATACTGGTCTTGTGGTGGCTAACGGTGGAACAATACCCGGACAAAATACAACAACTTCGTTTGGTTTTGTTTCAAATACAACAACAGCAACAACATCTATTAATGCTTTAACTTCTGCCGCTACGTTTAACTCACATGTAATTAAAGGCACAGTATCAATAAATGCTGGCGGCACATTCATTCCTCAGTACACGCTATCAGCCGCACCTGGTGGGGCTTACTCAACAGCCGCTGGCAGCTACATCCGAATCAATCCGCTTTCCGCATCTGGCGCAGCGACTAACGTGGGGACATGGGCATGACAACAATTATTGATGGTTCAGCGGGTATCACTTACCCAGTAGTCGCAGGGTCATCGTCTGCGGTGCAAGCGTCTGCGGGTAAAGTGTTGCAAGTTGTAACCGCAAACAAAACCGATACGTTTTCAACTGCAAGCACTAGTTTTACTGACATTACTAGTTTATCTGTTTCCATTACACCATCATCTGCATCTAACAAGATTTTGATTATGGCGTATATATCTGCTCAAGGAACTCCGGCTGCAACTGTAACCCATCATAGACTTGTTAGAGGGTCTACTGCTATTGCAGTTGGCGACGCTGCTAGTTCTAGAACACAAGCAAGTGCAGGTTTATATTCTAGTGTTAGTGATGTTACGCAACAAGCAACAATTGTTTTTTTAGACAGCCCAGCCACAACTTCATCTACAACATATAAATGTCAAATGCGAGTAAATACCAGTACAGGTTATGTAAATAGAACATCAAGCGATACAGATAACACTAATAACGCTCGAACAATATCAACAATCACAGTCATGGAGATAGCAGCATGAATCACGATGCAATATATGCTCTTTATCCTCAAACCGTCACAGTTGATGACGGTGATGGCGCAAGAGATGCCCAAGGCAATCAAGTCGAGATTGACATGGATGCTGTCAATGCTTGGGTTGACCCTGACGCATATAAATCCAAACGTGCGGCTGAATATCCTCCAATGACTGACTACCTTGATGGTGTAGTCAAAGGCGACCAAGCGCAGATTGATGCGTACATTGCCGCTTGTCTTGCGGTAAAGGCTAAGTATCCAAAGGCATGACATGACACACAGAATCGTAGTAAACGTAGAAACAGGCGTAGTCACTCAAGTTGAGTACACCGCTGAAGAACAAGCAGTGCATGATGCGGCAGTAGCTGCACAAGCACTTGCAGAAGTCGTAGTAGTAACACCAACTGAGCCAGTAGCATGAGTTTAGAGACAGACTTCTACGCGCACCAAGCATCTTGCGATGAACGTTACAAGAATATCGAAGAGAAACTAGAGGCTGGAAAGCAGCGCATGACGCGCATAGAGTATCTGCTCTACGTCGTGATCGGCGCAGTGTTGCTCGGCCCTGGCTTTGCTGCTCAAATGTTTACGAAGCTGCTGGGAATGTAAAGCAATGTGGACCCCATATCCTTGTGCTTATTGGCCGCTGGTATCTGTAAGCAGATTCAGGCAGGGTGCGATTTGTACCGTGAGTGCAAAACTCAGTTTGTTGAAATAAAGAAAACAGGTGAAGAGGCTATTGCAATTGGCAAAGAGGCATATGGGTTTTGGAAGCAGTTATTGCAATTCTTTGGTGGCAAGCCAAAGCCGCAACAGCAACAAGCAAGCCAGGTAGCAGCGAAGAAGAAGAGAGAGAAGTTTGTTGAGGTAGACGAAGAGGAAATACTGAATGACGTTGTAGATCAGCTCATTCAGTTTTTCCATCTTCAGCAGCAGCTGGCTGACCATATCCGCGAAAGTGAGGAGAAGTCCAGAACAGTCTACGATCCTAACGCTAACCTGTTTGAAGCGGCCATCAAGCGCGTGAGGGCGGCTGACCAGATGCAAGTCATGGTCAATGACATAAGGATGGCGATGACCTGGAACGCCCCTAAAGAACTAGGTGCGCTGTACTCCAAGGTCATGGAGATGCGTGAGATTGTTGGTGCAGAGCAGGAGGCCGCAAGGCTGGCGCAGGAGTCCAAGGCTAAGAGGATGCTATGGCAACGTCAGCAAAGAGAGGCAAGTCAACGGTTAAAACTGGGAGTAAGCGTCCTGACCCTTATTCTTATCCTATACCTGTGGAGCCTGCTTTTCGTCCTGACGAAACAGAGGATCACATGATGGGAGCAGTAGGCTGGATCGTTTCGGTGGTTCTCGTTGCCTTGATGCTGCCACTATTGGCATTTATGCTGCTGGACACCTTAGAGCAAAAACAAGAGGTGAGACAGCAGCTGGAAAAAATGGAAAAATTACGCCGTGAGATTGAGCAAAAGGAAAGGAAAAACAAATGACTAAGCAGCTTGAAAAGAATTCGACTTACAACCAATTTGATTCAGACGGTGACGGCGTTGTCACTGACTCTGAACTGGCTCGGTCTGAGCGAATTTTAATGATCGACAATTTGGACAAAATGCAAGATCAGCAGCGCGTTATGGCGTGGGCTGCTTTGGTTGCGCCTCCTTTCATCATTGCGTACATGGCATCCGAACTTGTGACGCTGGAGAAGGTCAACGCTTTGAACGGTCTGGCGACTACCTACTGCGCCGCCATGGGTACGATTGTGGTGGCTTTTATGGCGGCACAGGCGTATATCCGAGGCAAGGCTGAAGGATGAGTATCTTCAACCCTTGGGTGATCCTCGGCTTTGTATTGGCGATGTTATCTGCCGCTGCCGGTGGATACTCCAAGGGCAAGCATGATGAGAATGTGCGCCAGCAAGTTGAGATTGCCGCATTGAACGCCAAGGCCAGGGAGACTGAGAAGGCTATGGCAGCGATGGCGCAGAGTTACGGTGACACATTACGAAAGGCGAATAATGTTGCAAAGGTTAAAGAGACAAAGCTGCGTGCTGATATTGCTAGTGGTGAACGCAAGCTGTTCATTCCTGTCAAAGCCGCCGAGTGCGCCGTATCAGCCGCCACAGATACCGCCACTGCCGGTGGATATCACAGCGGAACAGCATCAGCCGAACTTGACCGAAAGACTGCTGATGATCTTGTCGCCATCGCCGCCGAAGGAGATGCCGCCATCCGAAAACTCAACGCCTGCATTGAAACCTACGAAACCATGAGGACTGCAAAATGAACTTATCCAAGAACTTCACCTTGAATGAACTAACCAAGTCTGAGACTGCTATACGCATGGACATTGACAATACGCCAAATCAAGAACAAATAGAGTCATTGCGTTTGCTTTGCGAGAACATCCTACAGCCAGTGCGTGATCACTTTGGCAAGCCAGTGAAGATTTCATCTGGGTTCAGATGTAGTGCTTTGAACCAGGCGGCGGGTGGATCGGCCACTTCAGACCATTGCAAGGGTCAAGCCTGCGATTTTGAGATTGATGGCGTACCAAATCCTGAGTTGGCAGCGTGGATTGAAAGTAATCTCAAGTACACGCAATTGATCTTGGAATTTTATATCCCAGGCGGTGATCCAAATGCGGGGTGGGTGCATTGCTCATATTCACCATCAAACCTTAAGGCACAGTCACTCACCGCCACCAAGGTTGCCGGTAAGACTACCTACTTGAACGGCTTGGTGGCTTAATCCATGGCAACAAACCTCTATCAGCAGATCACGACACCAGCGCCACCGAACATTGGCTCGCCTGGTGCGTCATACGATGAGAGGTTTCAGTCTCAGTCATTCGGTGCGCTTAATCGGTACTTCAGCAGCCTGACGGCGCTGTTTGCTGCGCTATTCGGGCCGCGTGGTGGCAAGTGGATCAACAGCCCCTATGGCGCGTTTCAGGATGGCACAGATCAGGTTGCGGCCAACACCACAACGGCCTATGCCGTCACATTTGACACCACTGACCTTAGTAATGGCGTGACCTTGTCTAACTCGTCAAGGCTAAATGTAGCGCAGGCTGGCATCTATAACATTCAATTCAGCATTCAGCTGACCAATAGCACCAATGCACCTCAAGATGTGGATGTGTGGTTTCGCAAGAACGGAACAAACATTGACAAGTCAAACAGCAGATTTGGCTTCGCGGCAAGGAAATCCCCTGGCGACCCATTCCACATTGTTGCCACACTGAACTTCTTTGTAAGTCTGGCGGCCAATGACTATGTGGAGATCATGTGGCGGCCAACAGATGTTGGCGTGCAGATTGAACACTACGCGGCCAGCAGTTCACCGACTAGGCCAGTAGTGCCGTCAGTGATCGCCACTCTCACATTCGTGTCAAATCTGTCAACAGAAACCGCATAATCAAGCCATGGCACTCATACCCTTAAAAATTCCACCAGGCGTATACCGCAACGGCACTGAGTATCAGTCTATGGGGCGCTGGTTTGACGCAAACCTTGTGCGCTGGTACGAAAACACCTTACGTCCTATTGGCGGCTGGCGCAAGAAGTCAGAGACAGCAATGACCGGATCATGCCGTGGAATTTTGACTTGGAGATCAAATTCTGGTGGCCGATACATTGCCATGGGTACGCATTCCAAGCTGTACATCATGGATGAAAACGCGGTACTGAAAGACATTACACCTACCGGATTCACCGCAGGACGCGCCAGTGCCGTCAGCGGTACAGGCTATGGATACAACACTTATGGATCGTTTGCCTATGGCGTTGCACGTCCTGATACCGGTGCAATTGCGCCAGCCACTACTTGGAGTCTGGATACATGGGGTGAGTATCTGGTGGCCTGCTCAGATACTGACGGCAAGCTGTATGAGTGGCAGCTGGGATTCACAACGCCTACGCTGGCCGCTGTGATTACCAACGCCCCAACTGGATGCGCTGCCCTGCTCTCTACTGCCGAGCGATTCCTGTTTGCGCTTGGTGCCTCCAGCAATGGCCGCTTGGTGAAGTGGTCAGATCAGGAAGACAACACAACCTGGACAGCATCAGCTCTTAATCAGGCCGGTGACTTTGAGATTAACAGCAGTGGCTCACTGAAGTGTGGAAAGCGCGTCAGGGGCATCAATTTGCTGTTTACTGATGTCGATGTCCACACGGCGACTTATGTCGGCCTACCCTATGTCTATGCCTTTGAGCGTGCCGGATCAGGCTGTGGCGTGATATCAAGTCAGGCTGTGGCCGCCATTGATTCTGCCGCTATGTGGATGAGTCAATCAGGATTTTGGACATTTGATGGTTACGTCAAGCCTATGCCTTGCGATGTCTCTGACTACGTTTTCCAGAATCTGAACTACAACCAGGCCAGCAAGGTTTACGCTGTCCATAACAGCAAGTATGGTGAGGTCTGGTGGTTCTACCCATCCAGCGCCAGCAATGAGAATGACAGCTATGTAGTTTTCAACTATCGTGAATCTACATGGAATATTGGCGTGATGGGACGCACGGCTGGAACTGACCGAGGCGTGTTCACCAATCCAACTATGGTGGACGCATCAGGCTATATCTACGAGCATGAAGTTGGCTATGCCTATGACGGTGGCATTGTCTACGCTGAGTCTGGCCCATTTGAGATTGGCAACGGTGACAACATCATGTCTGTGCGCCAAGTTATTCCAGATGAGCAAACGCTTGGCGAGGTGCAGATTTCGTTCAAGACGCGCTTTTATCCGATGGACACTGAGTACACCCATGGGCCGTACTCGGCAGCAATTCCGACTGATGTCCGGTTCTCTGGCCGTCAGGTGAAGATCATATATACCGGTGCCGTGCTGCAAGATTGGCGGGTTGGTGTCAACCGGATTGATGCGGTGGCGGCAGGTAAGCGTTGAGCGAAGAGGCAGAGTTTGAGAGACTGCGCCATCATGTGGCCGCAGCCTTAGAATACTCTGGCGGCACTCATAAAGTTGAGGACATTGCTGAAGGGATCAGGCGGGGACAGTTTCAACTCTGGCCTAGCAAGAATTCAGTGGTGGTTACCGAGATCATTGTCTACCCGCAGTTAAAGGACTTGCACTACTTCCTTGCTGGCGGCGACCTAGATGAACTCCGATTGATGCGACCTATTATCGAATCATGGGGGAAGGAGATAGGTTGCAGCCGAGTGTCTCTCGCTGGCCGTAAAGGCTGGGAGAGAACATTCTTGAAAGGTGAAGGATACGAACCGAAGTGGTTCATCTTGTGCAAGGACTTGTAGATGGCATATAAACAATTACCGAATGGCTTACTGGATATTTCTAATCCGGCTGCCACTATACAAGCAATGAAACAGGATGTTATTGAGCAGCCTGCTAACTTACTCGCTATTGATCCAAGATTATCAAATTTACCTGCTGGCAGTGGTACTGGCTCAATGAGTGATGCTGCATTTGCGGCACAGGCGGCGCAAGGCGAAGCAAATGCACAAAGCCTTGGAACTACTGGTGAGTCTATTGGTAAGGCAGTAATGGCATTTCTGTCGCAACCGCCAATTGCTATACAAGTATTGCAGGCATTGCTTGGCCCAAATGGGCTGGGCATTGGAATTGGCAGTACGCCTGGCGCACCAGGTACTGGTGTTGGCTTTGGCGGTACTGCCGCCAGCGGTATGTCAGGCATGGGAATGACTGCAACTGGACCGTCAGGTCAATCTGCATCCAACTCAGGCTCTGGCGAAGGCGGCATGAATGCTGGCGGTGGTGGCCGCGGTGGTGATGGCGGCGGTGGCGGTTCATCTGGAACTGGAATAGGTGTCGGCTCTGGAGCCACAACATCAGGATCAACCGGTGTTGCTGGTAATGCATCTGTTGGCGGTATGAGTGCAGGCGGCAGCGGCGGTTCAGGTGGTTCAGGTGCTGGTTGCTGCTTCATCATGCTGGAGGCCAGATATGGTGACGGCACTATGGACACCGTGGTGCGCCGATACCGCGATGAGAAGATTACCGAGCAAAACAAGCGCGGTTACTACAAGCTGGCCGAAGTATTTGTTCCGCTGATGCGTGAGTCAAAGCTGTTCAAATTCATGGTGGCAAAAACATTTGCTGATCCGCTAGTGTCCTATGGGAAGTGGCACTACGGTCAGAATAAACATGGCTGGCTTTTCAAGCCAGTGGAAAAATTCTGGATGAAGGTGTTTAATGTGCTTGGCACTGATACACAATTCATTCGTGAGAATGGTCAAACGGTTTAAGGGGTAATGTATGTCTAAAGGCGGTTCACAAAAGAGTACAACAGAAATTGATCCTGATATCAAGGCCAAGTACTTACAGCAAGTAGGTAAAGCTGAAACAGCAGCTGGCAATCTTGGCTTACAGGAGTTTGCTGGTTTCGATCCTATGTATCAGTCTGCTGAAAAAGCAGCCTACGAAGCCAGCATGAAGCCCTTTGGTGCCGAAGACATCATGGCGTTTCAGAATCCTTATGAGCAAGATGTTGTGCAGACATCGCTGAGGGATATTGAAGAGGCGCGTCAGATGGCAGCTTTAAGAGATTCACAGCAGGCCACTGCCGCAAAAGCCTTTGGCGGCTCACGCCAAGGCGTGCAGTCAGCACTCACCAATGAGGCTGCGCTGAAGACTGCGGCTAGGACAGCTGCTCAGTTGCGCTCTTCTGGGTACGATCAATCAGCTGCACGCGCTCAGGCTGCACGCGCCATAAATCAGCAGGGTTATCAGACCGCCATGAACTTAGGCTTAGGCCGACAGTCACTGGCGCAGCAGCGACTTGATGCGGCTAGAAATCTTGAGTTGCAGCGTCTTGGTATCACTCAGGCGGCTATTTCAGCGCAGCCAGCAAACCTTGGTCAGACAATGACTCAACCTACCTCGCGCAATGTCGGTGCTGGTGCCTTGGGCGGTGCATTGACTGGATTTCAACTTAGCGGTGGTAATCCATATGCAGCAGCTGCCGGTGGTTTGTTAGGAGCATTCGGATGAACTACTTCGACTATTTTCAACAAAAGAATCCTGCCGGTGGCTTGCGTAAGCCGATGATTGATGAGGGGTTCAATGCTCAAATGATGTCTAGCACTCAACCAAGTCTAAACCTTGGTATGGGTGACTTGGCAATGCCAAAAAACCAATTTATGACTGATGCGGGTACAGGTATCAATCCACCAGCATCATTCGGACAGATGCCTGCTGCAAATCCAGGCATGAATGTTGGTGCTGCACTGTCTCTACTAGAGATGGGAAAAGAGAAGTCTGCTGGTATGGTGATGCCGCAGCTGCCAGGTGGTAGCAATCTGACCTACGAGCAGTTGATGAAAATGTACGGTGTGACCGGCTTACTTGGATGAGGTGAAAAATGGCAAGAAGTGTGCAAGAAGAGTACTGGTATCCTGGTGTTAGGCCATCTGACATGTATGGCGAATACATGTCCGGAGATATTTATCCTTGGCTTGGTCAGGGTGCGCAAATTAATCCTCGTAATTATTCACCTTTGCTTTTTCCTCCAGAGCCTTTAATGCCACTACCAATCAATCAAGCAGAATTTACACCGCAAACCTTTGGAGGTGGAGTTGTATTGGATATTGAACCCAACGTCAGTAACAGCGATAAAACAAGACAAGCAATTGAACAGCGCATTGAAAATTTTCCAATTCAAATTAACCCTTTTGTGAGTGACCGCGATAGAAGAATACAAGCGCTTGATGAACGCATTGCAAAATCACCAATTGAAATTAACCCTTTTGTGAGACCCCAAATGGCAGATACACAAACAAACACTAGCTTTATGGATAACCTCGGCGGCCTGTTGTTTGGCGGTGGAGGTGATGGCATGGAAGACTACCTGACTTCTAAGCAGCAAAAGGCTATGCAGAATCAGGCCATGATGCAGGCCGCTATGTCGCTGCTTAAATCAAGCGGTGTAAGAACCACGCCAATCTCTTTAGGTGAGGCATTGGGTGAGGCATACGGTGCTGGCACAGCCGGTTATCAGCAGGCGCAGCAGGGTGCTATTCAGCAGCTGTTGACTAGGCAGAAGCTGGATGAGTACAAGCGCGCTCAGGCGCAGCAACTGGCATATCAGAACTTCTTGGTGGGTCAGCCTACCGCTGGTACTGAGATCACGCCACAGCAGGCTTTGTCAGTGCCAGGTATGCAAGTTGGTCCAACCGTTGAACGTGCTGCAATGATCGGCCAGCCGATGCCGTCTGATGGCACTGCAACTGGTGGCGCATCAGTATTGTCACCAATGCAACGCGCTATGTTGGCTGCATTGCCGGCAGACAAGGGTATTCCTGAGATGCTGAAACTGACTCAGCCAACAGAGAAAGCCAAGCTGTTGGCTGAACTTGGAATGAAACCTACGCTGGAGAATCTGCGCCTGCTTGAAAAGCCAGAGGCTGATCCAGAGAAGATTAAGTATTTGAAGGCATTGAATATGCCAATTACGCTTGATAATTTGCGCCAGTTGGATAAGCCAGAGGCTTTGCCAAACGAGATTCAATTGCTCAAGGCAACAAATACACCAATCACATTGGAAAACGTCAAGGCTTTGCGCCGTTCTTCCGCAACTCAGTTAACAGTGACACAAAACGCGCAAAAGAAAGGCGTTGAACTTGCGTATGAAAATGCCATTAAACAGTTGACATTATCAGCAGATACTGCCCGATCAGCAAATAGCACATTGCAAAATATTGAAAGAATATTGCCTGCACTTGACACTGCTATTGTTGGGCCAGCCGCAGATCAAAGAACAACTCTTCTAAGAATTGGAAAGCAATTAAATATTGCTGGAGAAAATGCAGATCAAATTCTTAGAAATACAGCAATTGTTGTTCAGGGATTAGCGCAGCAGGAACTTGCAGCGGCAGAACAAATGAAGGGTCAAGGTGCTTTAACTGAAGGTGAGCGAGCAATTCTGCGCCGCGCTGCTGGTGGAGATCAAAGCCTAACAGCAGGAGAGTTGCAGCAAGGTCTTATGGCGGCACAGCGTTCAGCAAGAGCAAGGGTTTCCGGCCATCAGCAATATTTGCAAACTGCTGTTAAGGCAATACCTGATCTTGCACCAATTGCTCCAATGTATGAAGTACAACCATATGGACAACAAGCTCCAAATCAATTCCAAAATGCGGTACAAATAGAAATTGATAAGCGTAAAGCTGCTGGAGGAACAAAATGAGCGATGACCTGAGTCAATTTAGTTATAGCGAACTGGAGGCCATTCAAAAGGGTGACTTCTCAAAGCTATCAATGGAAAAACTGGAGGCTTTGAAACAAGTTGCCGGTGGATTGCCTACTCAGCAAACTGCGCCTCAAGTCGCACCAATACCTGTCGTTGTACAACCTCCGGCACCAACTCAGCGTTTGAGATCAATGGCGCAAGGTGCAACAGTCACAGGTGCTGATGAGGCAGAGGCTTATCTGCGCTCCATGACCGGGGAGAATTATGAATCGGCATTGGCTGACATCAGATCAAAGACAAAGGCATATCAAAAAGAACGTCCATTTGAATCACTTGGATATGAGGCTTTGGGTGGAATACTTCCAACTGCCGCTGTGACATTGGCTAGTGGTGGTACAGCTGCGCCAGCAACCGTACCGCAGGCGGCAATGTCACTTGCACCTGTTATCAGGGGATTAGCTGCAACATCTGCCATTGGCGGTTTATATGGTGGCACAGCAGGGTTTCTATCTGGTGAAGGTGATGTCTACGATAGGGTATCAAGAGTGCCTGGTGGCGTTACCACAGGCGCTATTGTTGCGCCAGCTGTAAAGACACTCATTACTGGTGGCGGTATGCTGACTAACAGCGTCATGGACTTTGCGCGTAGGCTTACCGGTGGACGTGGTGCAAAGGTAGTTGAAACTGAATTACAGCGTTTGGCGGGGGACACTGGACTAACCACAGATGAACTTATTGACCGCATTTCACGCGGAGAGATCATGGCTGAGAATTCAACCTTGCTCGCAGCCGTGCGTGGTTTGTATGCTCAAGGCGGTAAACCAGCAACGACACTTATGTCATCTCTGACGCGCCGTCCCGAAGAGTTACGCATCTCAGTGCTGACAGATATGCAAAAGACACTGGCCGGTCAAGAGGGTAATGTCTTAAAGCAATTCAAGCTCAATGACAAGCAGTTGAAGCAACTTGAGTCAGAGGCTTACAAAGATGCATTTGGTACTGGCGGTGTAATTGATGCTGATTTACTGCAAAGTGTCACTGATGCTCTTAAGCGTTCACCGTCAGCAGTAAAAGACATCAACGACATTTATGTTGCACAGACAGGCAAGAAACCATTCTTCTCATTTGACAAAAATGGTGATATCAGTTTTAACCGCACGCCAAACCTAGAGGATGCTGAAGTCATTCGCCGTGGCATTCAGACATCAGTAGATGAGGCATTTAATCGCGGTAGGGGTGGTGTCGGAGGCGCTCTTAAAGAGGTTGAACAAGCATTGCGTGATGCAATAGACACGTCATCTAAAAAACTCGCTGATGCGCGTTTGCAGGCTGCTGTAAGACGTTCTGCAAAAGATGCATTTGATGATGGCCGCAAGGTGTTTGGTAAGACCGCTGATGAGGTTTCAATACTTGTTGATGAGTTATCGCAAAAGCCTGGTGCCTTGTCGGCATTCCGCGCAGGAACTATGGATGCCATTCGTAATCGCATGACAACAGGAACGCGCACATCAATGATGGCAAACCTTGCTAACGAGAACTCCAAAGAAGGTTTGA